AATAAGTCAATATAGTCAATAATAATTAAGTCTGGTTTAATGTCCATGTCTTTTAATTTTTGAATGTGACTTTCAAGTGTTTGAACACTTGCTTTACCCATACTAAATTCTTTAACAACTAATTTTCCTTCTAATTTATTAATAGCTTGTTCTACTTTTTTTCTGTGTAAATGGATTTGATTAACAGATTCATTAACAAAGAAAGCATCAAATCTTTTTCCAACATAAACTTCACCTAATTCTAAAGTATAATAAACAACATTATATCCTAGTTTAACAGCAGTACCTGCTACAGCTACCATCATCCAACTTTTACCTCCACCTGGTCCTCCAAATACTAAACCTAAGTCACCACCACCTAAACCACCCATAAGTAATTTATTTATGTCATTCCATGGTGTAGGTACAATTTCTCTAGCATCTGGTCTGTATCTTGACTCAATGTCTTTTGAGTATTCATGGCCTATGTTTTTGTCCATACCTGATTTTAAAGCATTGTCAATTAATGTTCTAATGTCATCATACATTCCAGATTGTAAAAGTTCAACACTAGTTAATAGTGCTTTTTTTAACTGTTGATTTTTACAAAAATTACTAAATTCTTCTCTTACATAGTCAGCATCACTGTTTTCTATTCTGTAGCTTTCACGAAGTTGTTCAATAACACTAGTTTTTAAAATTTCATTGTCTAATTTTTTAACTTCAATTTGAAGTGCTTCTAATGTTGGACTAGTATGATAATAATCAAAGTACTTTAAAGTTCTTGTTACAATCCATTGTAAACTTTGATTGTCAAAGTATTCTTCTTGAATTGTGTCTCTGATGTTTAATAAAAATTCTTTGTTTGTTAATAACTGATTGATTACTTTAAGTTGAAATGGAAGACCATATTGACTTAATTTATTAAAACTTACCATAACTTATTTTTATATATTATAATTTTTTATTTTTTAGAAGCCAAAAGATGAGTAAAAACATTAATTAACCATGATTCTACATTTGGTATTGAGTTACCTAGTAAGTCTTCATTGTACATTTTTAAAAACTTCATTTTGTCTAATGTATTTTTTGGTTGAGAAATTAAGTCTTCTAATTCTAAAATCATCATTTGTGACAATTGAGGATTGTGTAAATCCATTAATTTTTCATTGACTTTTAATTGGTGACTAAACATGTTTACACTTTCATACATTACTCCTTCAGTTGTTGAACTTTTTTGTAAAATGTCTTTTAATGTTATTACTTTAGACTCTTGTAATTCTGGAAAATTTTTAATTAGTTTTTTAGGACCTAATTTAGGCACACCAGGAACATTGTCACTTGAGTCTCCTAGTAAAATTTTCATTTGAAGATAATTTTGAGGAGGAAGACCATATTCTTCTAGTACTTTATTTGGATCATAAAATTTCTTTTTAGTAGGAGAGTAAACTGTTATTTTTTCATTTACTAACTGTAAAAAGTCTTGGTCAGATGACATTATAACTACATCGTTTTCTTTTTGAAATTTATGGGCTAAGTACGCGATAGTATCATCAGCTTCTACTCTGTCAATAGCCACCATATCTAAAGGAAGACATTGTAAGTATTCAACGAGTCTTAACAGTTGATTTTCAATACTTTCACTTTCTTCTTCTTGACTTGTAAAACCACCAAAGTTATTTATTCTTTGTAGTTTACGATTTCCTTTGTATTGTGGATACAAGTTTTTCTTGTTTAAAGTTGAACCTTCTCCTTCAAATACAATAATAACTCTTGTAGGATTAATGTGTTTAATAGCAAAACCAACCGACTTTAAAAAACCAGTTAAACCACCAATGTGATTTCCTTTAGGATTAATGTGATTAATAATAGCAAAACTACGAAGAAAAGTATTCATAGCATCTATTAAAAGTACCTTAGGTTGCAAAACAGGACTATTGTCCTGTCTTGCTTTACTAAGTTTATTTATTATCGCTTGAAAATCTGGATCTATATTATTCTCCATCGTTTACAGCTAAAATACCATTTTTACTTTCATCCCACTCAGATAAGTCTTCTTTAATTTCAAAGTCACCTGATCCTAGTATTGTTAGCCACTCGTCTTTGTGTTCTTTTTTGTATTGATCTACTGCTTTTGGATCATCATCAATAAAACCATGTACAGTTACAACAGTTGTTCCTTTGGTAGTTACACCAGTGACGTGATTTTTATCACACATAATACGAGTACGTTTAGCAAATTCAACGTCTTTACCATTTTTAGTTGCTTTTATTTTACTTGTTCCACTGTTTGTAATGTTTCCAAAAGTAACAATTAAACTTGAATCAAAAAACATTGTATCACCACCTTTGTTTCTCATACGAGGTTGAGACATTGGAGTTTCTGCTGGTGATACCCATATTTTATTTACTACTACCATTGTATTTGTGTATGGTGTGTTTGATTTTCTTGACAAGATGATTTTTTGGTTGATAAAGTTACCAAATTGTTGACTCATTGCACCAGCGTTCCATTGAGGATTATTTGAGTTTTTCTCAACACTCATTGAACAAGGTATTGAACCAACTGAGTCCCATAAAAATAATAAATCATGTGGTAATCTTCCTTTAGCTTGTTCATCTAACAAATCAGCAATAAAACTAGCTACATCTTCAATAGTATTAAGTGAACTTCTGTCTACATAAATAAAGTTACCTGTGTATTCTACTATTTCACCTGTTTCTTCATCTATTACTTCTTCCATTTGAAAACCCATTTGACGAGCATGGTCCCAATTCCATTTCATTTCAGTAATAATAAACACAGGTAATACATTCATTTTTTGAGCAGACACAGCAGCTTCAATCAAAGCTGTTGTTTTACCAGTATCACTATGACCACGTAACAAAGTTATGTGGCCCATAGGAATACCTGGTAAAGACAACACGTCTTGAAAAGCTGGTGAAAGTGGAATCCAACGTTGATCTTTAAAAGTTACTTGATTGTTACTCAAGTTTTTTGACTTTTTAAATGATTCAAGGTTAAAGTTTCCTTTGACTGCTTGAGACACTGCTTCTGATAATTTTTTCTTAGCCATAAATTATTAGAAGGGTAAGTCATTGTCATCATCAAACTTACTGTTAGATGGTTTTGATTCTGTAAATAAAGCATCAAATTCATCTTCATCAAAGTTAGACTTTTTCTTAGTAGCTGGTGTTGAATAACTAGTTACAGGAACTGTAGGTGTTTCTACTGTTTCTTCATCATCAGTTGACTCTACTTCTGATTCAGGATTTAACCAAGTCAACAAAATGTTTTTCATTTCATTATACTCATACTTTTTGTAAAGTGTAAGTACTTCAGGTTGTTCACTTAACCACATTTTAACTTGACTAGCGTTTTCACTCAATGGAGTAATTTTAGTACGAGGACGAACTGTTGACTTATTGTACTTAGTACCAGTAACTTCTGGTCCTACTGTTTCAATAGTCAAATCACGACCTTCGTAAATGTCAGAAAAGTCTCCAATGTCTTCATCAGATACCATACTCAACAAGTCTAAGTAAGTTTCTTTACCAAATTCCCACAAACGAACACCTTTTTCTTCTTCACCTCTTACAACAACAGGCAAAAATACTCTCATTTTAGGTTCTAATTTTTTAGCTAGAGACCAATTTTCTTTGTCACTAGACTTACGAAGTTGACTAGTAAACTCAACAATTGGATCTTTTTCACCCCAATTAGTTAAAGCTACCATACTACGATTAGCTACACCATAGTGAAAATAAACTTCTTTAAATGGGTTTGATTTGTCAAACTTACTAGGTACAACACGAATAATTTGTTTACCTACAGATGGTTTCCAGAAATTTTTAGCTCTTTCTTCCTTGTTTTGAGAACCACCCTTTTTGTTTTGAAGGGAGTTCAAGCGATTTTTAATACTATTAATATCCATAGTTTCTATATTACTTGTGTAATATAATGTACTTTACAAGTACTTCCAAACTAAAGATAAATAATTTTATTAATTTTTGTTTCTATGATTCTTAAGTCAATACCTTGAGTTAACAGTACACTGTTTTGATAGTTGGTCCAATTTACTTTAAATTGATTATCTATTACACCATTATTTAATTGTTTAATAAGAGTATTTAAAGCATTGATTGTATATAAAGTATTTGACTCTTTTTTGCGATGTAATAAAATAGTATTTTCAGGTATTTCACTAACTGAATTTTCAGTGTCTATGTTGTATGTAATTAAATACTCAGTTGTTTGAGGACTTTCAAGTATAAACATTTTGTTATACATTATAGCGTAACGTGAGGTAATATTGGCTATTGTGTCTACAAGTCGTGTAGGTGCTGTAAATGAGCAAAGTAACTTATTCTTCATTGTTTCCAGTTCTGTACTGGTTATAAATATTGGTAAACTACTATAAACCATAATTTACTCCTTTACGCATTTTAACATTAAAACCCGTGTTTTCTAATGTATTTTTAATTTGTGTAACTAATTCAAGACCATCATTTTTACTGTAGTCTATAAGTATAGAATCATATGTGTATAAAACAATTTTACTAGTTTTTGATTCTAGTAAGTCTAAAACTTGAGTTATTAATTCAACATTGTTTTTTGTTTCTAGACTTTGTATATAGTAATTAAATATTTTAGTAGGACTTAAGTCTTCTGTTTTATGTAAGATTCTACCTGTTGCAAGTTTTATTTTACTTTCTTGTTGGTAAACCATCCATATTTTCTTTATTAGTCCATTGACTTGTCTAAAGAAGTCTTTGTCTCGGTATTCTTCTTTGACGCCACCATAGATATTTTTGAACGTAATTTCTTTAGCTTCCTCCGGCGACACATCCAAAAGTCGTGCCAAATCATTATATGGACTAGAACTAAAATTATAATTAAACAAGTTACCAATAAGTGAAGGGTGGTAAGCAACAAAATCATATTCAATAAAATAATCATTATCTGGAATAAATACATTTCTAGCGCCGTTTTCTTTAGGAAGTGCGGCGAAATTTATGTTGTTAAACGTATTGCTTGGTCTTGTAGTTAAATTGTAAAGATTATATGAAGTATGTATTTTATTTTTATGGATTGAGTAATCATCAAATGTTGGTTCAAAATGATGATTAAATTTACTAGGAGTAATTTTTAAACCTTGACTTTCAATTCTTTTAAAAGTACTAGTGTAATTGTTGTCAAACCATGGTAAAGATTTTACAGTTAAGTATGGTTTTATTGTTTCAAATACTTGATTGTATTTTTCTAAGTGTTTAATAATAGGTATAATACTATT